AGTGGTGCAAGCATCTTGCCTGCCATGAATCCGCCACCGGCTCCTGCTAGTGCTCCGGTCTTCCCGTTCTTGGCCGTTAATGCTGCTCCACCAAGTCCGACAGCTAAACCAGCTAATGGGTTTATTGTTGCTACAGCTCCACCAAGAGCGAGGGCACCACGCATTTCTTCTGGTGCGTACTGAGAGGCAAGTGCCAAACCAAGTCCAGCTCCCATTTTTGTACTGGCTTTTTGGTTAAATCCAACCTGCCCTGATTCCGCGTTTCCATATAATTTTGCGTAAGCCTGAGTATTGCGTGTGGCGCGAGCTCTCTCTCTAAACGTGGCTTTAGGGTTTTTTTCCATTAGCTCAGAAGGCGTGATTCCACCCCGTCCAAGTGGACCGTAAGATGCAGCAGCACCTTCTGCTAGTAGTCTGTCTTGCCGAGCAGCAAATTCTTTTATTCTGAGCTGTGGATATTTTTCTCCTAGCGCCCTTATGCCAAGACCCATTCCACCGATGGCTGGGTTAAGTGCCCAACCAACTTCGTTTCCCACCCTAGTTGAAAATCGTGGACGCTTTGATGGTCCTGTTGGTATTGGTGGTGGAGCGTAGAGTGCGCCATACCCAGCAGCAGGCATGGATTTGCCTGAGGATAATCCTTGTTGGCCAGGTTGCCCAGCAGGAACTGGACCACCCATTCTTGTAACACCAGGCGCATTTGCAATATTTAGATTAGAAACATTCATGTTCTGAACATTTTGTGATGCTGCATTGCCGCCGCCTCCAGGTAGGAATCCACCTTTGAATGACTGCATCTTTTTGCTCATAACCATGAGACCCATTAATCCGCCAAGACCACCAAGCGAACCAGTGAACAAGCTTACAAACCCCTTAAGGCCATCAAACATAGATTTCACGCCAGCAAGAACATCATTTATAAATGGAAGTGAATCCATAAATATTTTTCTGAACATTGCTCCGAACTCCATTACTGAAGTTAAAAGTGAAGCAATTCTTTCGCCAAACTCTTTGAAATTGTCAGCATTATCTTGAAGGCTCTTGTTGAAATCCTTCATTCCTTCAGAGCCTTGTTCTTTAATCGCTGCCCATATTGGACTAAAGATTGATTCAATGACCCTTGCTCCAGCTATGAATGGACGTAGTTTTTCAAGAACCAAATCCCACCCACGCTTGAAGTTGCTAATCCAGTCGCCCATATACGAAAAGTGACCCTGAGCTTTGGGGAGCCAATTGCGAATTAAATTAACAAAAAGACCTGATATTTTTTCTACTGCAGTAACAAGGCCATCGAACATTCCGCCTGTATTTACCTGGTTTAACTCTGCATAAACCCTCATCATGTCGCGGCGTATGATGTTTTTAATTTCAAAAAATGCTTTTTTAGCTGGGTTTAGGAATTTGTCACCAAACTGTTCAAATTGAACCTTTAATTGCGAGAAAAATGATTTTGCTTGACTTATGAGCGTCCCGTTAACGGTATCAAATTGCCCAAAAACTCCACCTTTTTTAGCAAGGTCTCCAGACATAAGCATTTCTTTGAATTGTTTTTTTGTTTTTACTCCAGATTCTTTGAAAGCTTTTTCCATCTCTGGGCTAAGTTCTTTAGCTGCTTTCTGAACGTCTCCTATGCTTTTCTTAGCATCATTAAGTACTGAAATAAGAACTGCAACTTTTTCTGCACCAGCAGCAGGGTCTTGTCCTGCAGAACCAAAGTCCATCAAAGCTTTGAACATGCCTCTTGAGCCAGCTATCTGTGAAGATGACATAGTCTTGGACATTGCGGCATATGACTTGTTTAGTCCCTGAGTCCCTATAACGGCCAAGTTTGCGTCAGCAGCAAGTGAACGCATTGCAGCTCTGGTTTGATTTAGTCCGCTACCAAGCTGCTTTGCTCCACCACCTTTGTAGGCAAACATCGCTGCTTGCTGTTCTCGCATGGCCGCTGCTGCCGTAGCCAACGCCACCGCCACAGCCGCTCCACCTTGAGCAACTATTTTCATTGCCCCTGAATATGCTTTCATTAGTCCACGGCCAATAACAAAAGAAGCATGGATTGTAAGCATTGCTGCAGCCATGAGGCCCATTTGTATTATCGTGCCCTTGATTGCTACGCTAAGGACCTTGCTGAGTACTTTCCCAGTTTTTACGATTGCTTTGTCAAAACCGTCAAAATGTTTTTTCATTTTGTTGGTTTGATTTTTTAAGTCTTTTTCTAATTTTTGGGAGCCGCTGGATAGTTTTGTTTTTGTAGCATCATTGGCAAAGCTCTTGAGCTTCTTCTGAGCGAGAGTCATATCGCGCATAAAGCTCGCGATATTGGCTTTAAGTTGGACTACTACATCTGCTTCTGCCATAGCAAAACATCTCCACGATTTGGCTAGAATCGCGTGAGTGTAAGAAGCGGACGCCTATATCTAGGCCTTATTGGCCCGGCGTTCTTGCTCTTCGCGGTCGTTACTTATAACTTTAGCACAAGCTAGCCGTATTAACCATTCCTCATCAGAGCAATCTAAAAGCTTTATTGGGTCCGTGCCAAAAAGCTCTCCAATACGTGCTGCTGAAATAATCCTGGAGTCATCGACTAGTTGTTCGAAGACTCCTTCGTAGGGTCCACTGTTTCAACTGTGTCTGAGTATCCAGCAGCATCAAGAATCGCAAGAGCTGCTGCCTCAATGTGAGGGTCAACTCCAAAAAACGCACGAACAGCATCTAGTGAGCGTGTTGTTTCTGTCATTTCCCACATTTTGTCGGAAGCAAAGTTAATTTCGTAGTCATTTTCATCACGCACTTCTTCGCCATTCAAGCAAATTCCAACTGTCGTTGAACCTATTACTAGGCAGGCAAACTTTGTGGCATCCATGCCGTTGCGTGAATCTTCTCCAGATTGCTTACGCCACTGCCGCATTTGATTCTGTGTAATGTTGGGGCTGACTTTAACTGTTACTCCAGCACGTTCAGGAACATCAAGGTGAACTATTGGCCTCTCGACCTTCGCCTTAATAACGGAAGTTAGTTTTTGGAGAGGCGTTTCCTCGAGAATTGTAACTATCTTCTGTGGCTTAGTAGCCCTTGAAGTAGTATCGTCTGCGTTTGTGAAAAGTTCTGTATTTTCTGACATGAGAAAAATCTAGCACAGCAATTTTGCAATGATTGTAACTAGCTGTTTACAGAAAATATATTAACTAGCCGCGAATTACGTCAGATACCGCAAATGTCAAAGCAAATGTTGCTGGTGCGCCTGAAGACGAATCACCATCTGGTTCCGTTATTCCAACCAAAAGAGCATCCTTGTAGAGACGCCCAGTACCAACGACTGGCGCATTAAGGTCACAATCGTATGACTGGATTGAGATATCGTAAATAGCTCTGCCAACAAGTGGACGAAGTACATTTATTTTTGCTTCTATGCCAGTTGCCGTAGTGACGTTACCTGTTGTTTCGGTTACCGTATCGGCGTCATAATGAGCCGTTAGAGTAATGTCTCCGACTTCTGACGGAGCACAGATAATCGTTGGCCGGAGTTTGCCACCTTCGTAGATTTTTTCTACGTTTGCAGTTATTTCACCACCAGATACCTGAGCAAACAAAAAATTAGTCCATGATGGAGTTGCTGTTGCCCCTGTTGGAGGGGTTATTGAAGCGAGTACTTGCCTCTGAGATACCTTTGCCATTGTTTATTCCTCCGTTATTGAACAACGCTAGCTGTTAGATTGGATTTTGTAATTTCGACTTCAATCTTGTCACCAATGGTGCTTGTGCGAAGCCCTACTTTAGCTTTTACAGTTCCACCAGCGAGTTGCGAAATTGGGTTAAGGCTTGCATCACAGCGAACCGTATACCCAAGGTCAATTAGCGCACCATCGGCAGAGCGTGCCTCAAACAAGGCACCAATGTCTTTTAATCTTGCGCATATTGCTGTTAGACGTGTTGAGATGTTCGAGTAAATCGTGTTTCTGCCATCAATAGAGCTGAACACGAGTTCCTCTAGTGAGCGCTGCGCGTCAATAACAACGCTGTTAACAATGTCCTGGGTTGTGATGTATCTGAAATTTTCGATTTCTGAAGATATAGAACGAGCTCCGTAAATGCGAATTGTATTTTGAATAACACGAATTGCATTCACTGAGTTTTCGTCCAGGTCGTCACCGGTTGCTTTATTGATTTCTGTCTCTGTCCCAATAACGAAACGGGCAGCAGATTGAATTCCAGCTGCTGGCGCGTGAGGACCGGTATTATTATGCGCAATTGCGCGCTTTGCCGCAACGTATCCATCAGGTGGGATTAGGCGACTAACACCTGCGACTGTTGTTGGAATGCTCACCCATGGGTAGTAGAGGGCTGCGTGTTCTGCACCATCTTCTGCCTGCAATGAAGAAACCTTATCTTTGACTTCCGTAGCGTCGTCTGACTCTGCAGAATGAAGAATTGCGATTCTGTTATAGGTATTTGCGTGAGCAATAAGAGCTTCGGAAGTTGTGTATGTTGTGTTTCCAACCGTGTTTTCGGCATCTGGTATACATACAGCTCCAGTACCTAGTGCATCATTGAACAAGTCAAGCGCATCAATTCGCTCTTGCGCAGTCACCGCTGAACCAGCAGCACCAGCACTGAACGCTGAAGCTGTTATAACTGCCGGAACAGTTGCTCCAGAAGCTGGAGTCGCCAGAACGTACTTCGATGCAATAACGTTTGTGTTAATTCTTCCAGCAGCCTGAGCAACCGTAGTAACTGTTCCCGTGTTGTAAAGAAGAGTTCCGTTGTAGAAAAGCTTAACTCTAAAGCTGGTGTTGGCAACAATATGCTCCACAGTTACAGTCAGACCTGAGCTCCACGTTCCCTCGCCTACTGCGTCAAGAGTGAGAGCCGTCGTAGCGGATGCTGAAAGAACACCAGATATAACTTTTGTACCAGCTGATGCTCCAGCTCCGACAACTCTTGCTACATAAGCCTGAGTGCCGCCCTCTTCAAAAAAAGTTTCAATTGTTGGATGAAGATATGAAGAGGCGAAGTATTCGCCGAACTTAAATTCAAAATCTTGCAAACTCTCAACGAGGACAGCCTCGTCTGACGGGCCGCGTTCTGCTAGGCCAACAACGAACAACTGCGATGACTCGCGGACTGTTGTCGATGAAGGGCCTGTTCTTACTGCTGTGGAGATGACTACGCCTGGCATAAGACCTTCCTAATGACTCTTGTCTTGGGGAAAATATCCCATCCAACGTTTTATATTGTACAGATGATAAATGATTTTCTAATGCAACTCTAAAAAAGAATAACGTAAATAGTTACTACGAAATTGAGATACTTGCCGAAATTGGCAACGTAGAAGTATCGGAAACCGAAATCTCTTGCTCAACTCCTGCACTATGGACCACAAGCCCGATGTTGCTCACCGTGCCAATGCTCCTCCTAGATATTACCTCATCTATCTCTAATGTATAACCAAGGTAAGCCCCAGCCATGGCGCGGTCACCTTTTAGGAGGCTTATGT